TTCATATTGTTGACTTTCGTCAGAGCCCCACCAAGTCCAAGCACCACGTTCTGCTTCCGATAAAGATTTACCTTCAGCTATAAGGTCTTGAACTCGCTTATTGTACCCTTCTGTACCTCCAGGTTGCGTGGTAATTTGCCAAGCTTTTAAATTCTCAGGAGTCTTATCTTCCATAAAGGCAGTATACTCAGGGCTTACATCTGGAATATATTCTCCTGACCCACCTCCTATAATACCAATATGAGTAGCTGTTTCTGGGGTACGTTTAGTATCTCTACCTCTATTACCTTCTAATGCATCTCTTACTCTACCAAATAACCTTCCTTGTTCACCACCTTGGAATAAACCTCTATCGTCAGTCATTCTTTTCATAATCCTATTCATTAAGTCTTCTGCCATTTTATTCTCCTAACAATTTTCGTTTTGCATCGCCAACATCTTCTCCAAACATGTCCCATTGGTCTGTCATTTTGAAGAACTCTTTCATCCATCCTAATGGGGTTGTTAAATTAAGTCCTGTTTCCACACTTTCTAAAGCTTTTCTTCTCTGAACTTCTTCCTGCCATGCTACTGCTTCTTGATGCTGTTTATCAAAGTATCCTTCTTTCTGTAATCTCTTCATATCTTCAATAGATATAGGTATCTTCTCACCAGTAATAGGATCATAACTCCAATTCCTTAGTTCTCTGTGAGGAACAGGTTTATTCCAATTCTTAGCCGCATCTTTGACCTTCGATCCTGTAAGTCCTGCGTCAATTCCTGCGCGAAGCATATTGTCCATAGGACTTGTAGAAGGTATAGCATTCCGCCTACTTTTCCACTGAGCTTCAGACTCTTCTAGATCTTCAGTAGTTGCATAACCTTGATTCATTTCTGTTTCCCATCTACTCTTTAAACTTTCCCAATCCTCACCATAGTAATCCGATACAATATCTCTGTAATGTTGAGAATGTTCGTCTAGACTATATAAAACGTCTAAATCTTTATCACGTTGCTCCTTAGTATATCCAGAAAACATATTCCATGGATCATGAGCTCTATCGTAAAGTCTTTGCATATCCGCCTCTATTTGTAGCAATTTCTCCGTGTAATTCTTTATCATTGCAAACTCTGGGTCTACATTAGGTGGCCTAACT